TGCGGGCGCAACACGTACATGCCGGGCTTGGTGCAGGATTACATCATGTCCACGTTTGGCGGCAAGCTAAGCGAAAACACCCTGCGCTGCATGCAGCGGGACATTACAGAGCAAATCGATATGACGCGGCGCTTCATGCCTGACCTCATTAGCCCGTCACTGTTCGAGCATGATTTGATGTTCCAGCTACGCAACTGGGTTGACATGGAGCTGGCCGCGAAGGAGGCAAAGGTATGAACGACTGGTTATGGATGAACGATGAGGAATACGCCAAGCACCTGTGGTACAGTACCGGAATGTATCGGCATGATGAAGATACCGCACAAAACAGGCTGCTTTTGGAGCTTAACAGAAATCTGCATGCGTTGGTACAATTGTTCGCAGAGGCAAACGGGTACGCCCCGGCAAAGAGTGAGGAGGCGAAACCATGACCGACCCGGCTACCATTCCGCGCACGATCGACCGGCTGAAGCTGATCAACCGCTACGCGACCCTCGCCGCCAAGCACGACTGCGACCTCGACACCGAGCTGCCCCACATCGCCAACTGGGCGCTTGATGGCGTGGACGCGATCCAGTCTCTGCTCGCCGTGATCGAGGAGCAGCGCGGCATGATCGACCACCTTGAGCACGAGCTGGGAGCGGCGAGGGTGCAGGCGGCGGCGAGACAAGAGGAGTAACGCAATGGGAAAGCGCAAGGAGGCAAGAGCATGATTGATTGGCGGGCAGGCTTGAAGGATGCAATGTGGAGCATGTTTTTATGTGAGCGCAACGCTGGGAAGCCTGTTGACAGAGAAGCAGATAAAGAGGCGCTCAAGAAGAATTGCGCTTTGCTTATTCGGATGGCCACACAAAAGACGGCGGGTCAAGATGGCTATCGTGGCAGGAATGATATTGATTGGAATTCGTTGGATAGGGTCTTGATGATGATAGCTTGTTGCGCGTGCAGATTGTGCCTCGATGGCGAATTTGGAGAGATGCCGGATTATGTGGATGAAGGGTAAAAAGAATGACCGCCAGAAAGCTCAGTAAAGACGTAAGCGTCGCCGAGCTGCTTGAACTTCGCCGGATGGGCTTCACCAAAACCGAGATCGCAAAGCAGCTCGGTGTGCGTACCGAGACCGTAAGCGCGATGTTGAAAGGATACGAGGATGAACCAGACAAAGCAAAGGCACTCCCGCTGGGGCAGACCGCGCCCGGTGCACTGGGAGGACGAGCTGCCGGAGGGCGCGCGCGTATTATCCATAAACGAAGTATTGATGCTGCCAAACGGCATGGCCGTTGACGTGTACGGCTTCAGCGCCAAGCACGAGCTGCGGCGTCACCGTGGGCACGTCGTCCAGTACGGCATGAGCAAGGTATTTCGCTGGTGGGACGAGGGCGCGGGCAAGTTCCGAACCGAGCCGATCAAAGAGTACAGCGCCCGCGCATGGGTGTGGACGGAAGAGAGCCATTAGCTTTTAGCTATTAGCTGTTAGCTGCGCGCTTTGCGCGCGGAAACGAAAAGGAGGAAAGATCATGGATCACAAGTACACTGTTACCATTCAAGGCCCGGAGGGCACGGAGATCTGGGAGGGGGACGGCCTTTTGATGTTTTTGCAGAAGCCGACCGACACCGGTTGCAACACGCAGGTCATCGGGCATCATGTCGACGATTCGCGGCTGCCGTACGCGCTGGCCGAAAGCAGCGACCTGCTTCCCGTCGCCTTCGCTGCTTGTGGCCTTGCCATCGGAAAGCGCCTTGCGCCCCGTCCCGACCCCCTTGAAGAGATCCTGAAGGGCGCGCTCGACAAAGCGATGAAAGGGGAGGAATAGCTGTTAGCTGTTAGCTGTTAGCTTTGCGCGCTGCGGCGCGCGAGTAACTTAAAGCTAATAGCTCATAGCTAATAGCTCATAGCTAAAAAGCTTGCCTTGACAGTTGTAAAGGCGTATAATGTCAGTGAGAGGTGAAAGGCATGACGGTTAGAGAACTTGGCGAACTGCATTATCTGGAAGGCATGATAAAGCATGAGTCCGAACGCCTGAGCGAGCTGCGCGACGCAGCCGACGTCAAGGCGCAGGTCATTACCGGCATGCCCACAGCTCACGGCGCGCACGACCGGATCGGCGAGGTGATCCCGCGCATCGTAGACGCACAGCGCGAGATCGCGGACAATATCAAAAGCTACGAGCGGCGGCGGGATCGCATCCTGTGCTTTATCCACAGCGCACCCCAGGTGCGCCTTCGGCTGATCATGGCGCTGCGCTTCATCGACCAGAAAAGCTGGCAGGAGGTCGCAGACGAGATCGGCGGCAAGGAGACCGAGTACAGCGTAAAGCAGGCCTGTTACAGGTACGTGGAGGGCAAGGACGCGCCTCCGCTCCCCGGTCAGCTCAGCATGTTCGAGAACCCGCAATAACGCGGGTTCTTTTGTGTTTTGGATGGCACAAATGTCCCACAAGTTGCAATAGAGTATGGTAATATTCAAACTGCGATGGCAAAGACATCGCAAAGAGGGTGCAAAATGCACCGGCGCGGGCGCTGTCCTCCCGCGCTTTTTTATGCCTATTTTTAAGGACAGGGGAGGACAGTATGCCGCGCAAACCAAAACGACCCTGTGCGTATCCCGGCTGCGCGCGCCTGACCGAGGGCGTGTATTGCGACGAGCACGCAAAGCTCCGGGACAAACAATACAACCTATACCACCGCGACCCGGAGATCAACAAGCGGTACAACAATGCAACCTGGCGGAAACTGCGCGAGGCGTACCTTACGCGGTTTCCGCTTTGTGAGGACTGCGCCCGGCGCGGGATTGCGACTGTGGCGGAGCACGTCCACCACATCAAGCCCCTTGCAGCGGGCGGCACAAACGACTGGAGCAACCTCCGGGCGCTGTGCCAGAGCTGCCACACCCGGACGCATGACGAAATGAGGAAGAGACATGGCTAAGGACGGAACCATGAGAGGCGGCGCGCGGATAGGCAGCGGCAAAAAACGCAAAAGCCTTGACGAGCGCATACAGGAAGGCACGGCCGCGAAGGCCAGAGTGCTGAACGCGCTGGAAGCGGAGCCGGAGGGGGAAGCCCCGATCAAGGACTATCTCGACCGCCAGCAGGCGGACGGCTCGCAGCTGCGCACCCGCGAAGTGATGAAGCTGACCAAAGCCTGGTTAAAGGCGATGGGCTGCGAGGCGCTCGTGCCCTCTCAGCTCGTGGAGCAGTACGCGCTGGCCGTTGCGCGCTGGATCCAGTGCGAGGAGTACATCTCTGCGAATGGCTACCTTGGCACGCACCCGACCACGGGCGGCGTGTGCCAGAGCCCCTTCGTTTCCATGAGCAAGGACTACAAAAAGCAGATGAACACAGACTGGTTCATGATCTGGCAGATCGTGAAGGAAAACAGCTCTGTCGGTTATCAGGGCGACCCGCAGGATGACATGATGGAGCAGCTGCTTGGCGGGTGATTTGATGCGCAAGCTCAAAGGTTATAAGCCCACAAGGTTCATGGCCAGGGACAGCCACTACGACAAGGCGAAGGCTGACCGGGCCGTGAATTTTATTCAGTGCCTTTGCCACACCAAGGGCATCTGGGCGGGCAAAAAGTTCGACCTGATCGACTGGCAGGAGCGCATCATCCGGGATCTGTTCGGCACCATAAAGCCCAACGGATACCGGCAATTCAATACCGCTTATGTGGAGATCCCAAAGAAGCAGGGCAAAAGTGAGCTTGCAGCCGCCGTCGCCCTGCTTCTGCTCTGCGCCGATGGGGAGGAGCGCGCGGAGGTGTACGGCTGCGCTGCCGACAGGCAGCAGGCCAGCATCGTCTTTGACGTTGCGGCGGACATGGTGCGCATGTGTGCGCCCCTCGCCAAGCGCTGCAAGATCCTCACCAATTCAAAGCGCATCATCTACCTTCCCACGAACAGCTTTTACCAGGTGCTGAGCGCGGAGGCCGGAACAAAGCACGGCCTGAACGTCTCCGGCGTGATCTTTGACGAATTGCACGTGCAGCCCAACCGAAAGCTGTACGACGTAATGATGCAGTCAAGCGGCGACGCGAGAACGCAGCCGCTTTACTTTTTGATCACCACGGCGGGCAACGATACGCGCTCCATCTGCTATCAGGTACACCAAAAGGCGGAGGACATCATCGAGGGCCGCAAGCACGACGAGACCTTCTACCCGGTCATCTACGGCGCCGCGCCGGAGGACGACTGGACGGATCCCAAGGTGTGGGCCAAGGCCAATCCCTCTCTGGGCGTGACGGTGCAGATCGACAAGGTCAAGGCCGCGTGCGAAAGCGCAAAGCAAAACCCCGGCGAGGAGAACAGCTTCCGGCAGCTTCGCCTTAATCAGTGGGTCAAGCAGGC